CATCTCCACTAGGTCCAGCGGCTCTCGGCTCAAGATCCGTAAATTTTGGCTCATCTAGTGATGGCCGTCCATCTACATTTTCTGGGTCAGTGCCATTTTGAAGACAGATATAAACCTTATAATCACTGTTCATCACATAGAAGTTTGAAGAATATAGACTCACCGCCCCAGAAGGTCTAGAAGTTTTATTCTCCCTAATGCTTACATCATTACGATACATATCATAAGTTGTTCCAGAAGTCCAAGTTATCTTTCTTATAACTTGAATAACATCATCCGACTTGATTTTCTTTAATCCAACTATACTATCCCAACAATCATTTTCTTGCTCAAAACTGTCTATTGGTGATGGTGGATTTGAATCCCAGGTGGATGAATAATCTGTAGGATTTGTCAGTCCTACGAATGAATAATAAGAATTTGCAGAAGAACCTATGGATGCAACAAAATTTTTAGCATTTAAAATTCGTATCTGATCAGTTATAATTGCTGCCATTTTATCGGTTTTTTATATATTTATGTATTATAATTTGAGTATTTGAGCCTGTTAAATCTTCTAACAACTGGATCTGTTGATGAAGTTCCAACTGGATTTTTCGTAAATTGTTTTGGATTTTTTCTTGTAAGAGTAAAGATTGCTCCCCAACTATAATTTCCATAGTAAGAACTATATCCAAATCCAATCATATTATTATAACTAGAGACACTTGCTGTTACCTTCGCAACATAAGTTAATCCTATTCCCGGAACTGAAGTCTGAGCAATTGAAACAGAAACCGCTTGATAAACATTATCTATAAAAGTAGTTCCAATTCCAACCACTTCACCCAAAGAATTCAATGAAGTATTTCCACCCCCAATGTTTGAATTCCTGTAGTTGCTATTCCAACTTTAACTACGCTCAAATCTCTTAGAATTGAATCTTTTGGAATATGAAAATCAAATACAATTCCTGTTGAAGCGACACCAACTGATGTTGTAGAAATGCCAGTAATAATTCCAAAATCTCCTTCATAAGAAATATTGTCTATAACTTCAGTTTCAATAGTCGGATATTCAAATAATACCAATGGTGGATTGGCTACATTATAGCCAAATCCTCCAGTGCTTATTGCTACAGCCGAAACACTTCCTCCAGAAATAGTTGAAGTTGCTTTTGCGGTTCCACTAGTTCCCATTCCAACTGGATTACTTATTGATATAATTGGAGAGGTTGAGTAGCCAACTCCACCATTCGTAATATTAATTTGTGATATGGTTCCTGAGGTAGAAACCACAGCTGTTCCTGAAGCAGCAACTATAGATTTCTGTGATATAATTGCAATCTTATTTGGTTGATTTTGATTTTCCAAATACTCCTTTTTATTGTTGAAAAATGGCCTGACATTTTCTACAAATATGATAGTTGAGGAAGTGCCTACAGTTTGAATTATATTTGTAGATGGATAGATATATGGCTCATTGATGATTCTATCTTTTCCTACACGATTGCCATCAATTATTAAGTCATTTCTCTGCTTGCACCACACCAAAGGTCTTAAAAGAGTCTCATCTTTAGATATTCCATTGCCAGAATATAGATCACTGTTCAGAGAATCGGAAGAAATAATATCTACAACAGACCTATTTTTTTGATTTAGATTTTCCAAGTCACTGCGTAGTCTTACATTGTCACCAATTTTTATAGTTTCTAATATATCTGATGTTGCAGTATCAATTTGCCCAGTTCCTTTATAGAATAGTACTTTACAAGTATCATCTACTTTAGGAGCTTCTGTAAACTGAATTGAACTTCCTCCATTGAAAACATACCCTTCATTTGGAACTTGAAGTACATCATTAATAAAGATCAATAATACGGACTTAATATCAATGTTTGAGCCAGGTTTGGCTTTAATTGTAATTCTATTGTTATTTACTTTTATCGGAAATACTTTTCTTCTTCCGTCAAATAATTCTTCAATTGAATCAATGACTTGAATTTCTCCAATTGACCATGAACTAAATCTATCATAATCTACGTCATCAATTTTCAGTTGAAATTCCGAAAAACTGCCAAATGAATTTGTTGGAATTCCAACAGTACCACCAATAGCCACTGTCAAGATTTCATTTTTCTTATATCCAAATCCAAGATTCTTCAGTTCAAAGTTGATTACACTAGATCCTAATCCCACATTAACATCAACAATGGCACCAGTTCCAACACCAGATGATGATTGTGTGCTGTAAATTAATGGGATATTTGAATATGATAAGGGAGCATCAATTATGATCTTTGGTGGATTGTAAATCTTGATGGATGCATTAGTCCCAGAAGAAATGCTAGTATTGACTGTACTTCCAGTTCCAATTAAAATTGAAGTAGTTCCCACGCCAACAATGTATGCGTTAGTTAAAGCAACTCCAGCAGAAATATAATTTCCAATTTCAATATTAGACGTGTCATTCAATGCAATGGAAGTAGAACCTGAAGATATATTTTGATTAATTAAACTGGTTTTTATTAACGTATAATTTGTATAACCAATTCCAGGATTAGTGACACTAACTCCTACGATATTGCCGTTGCTTATTGAAGCAATTCCAATATTTTGAATGGATGTTCCAAAAAGATTTTGTGTTTGTATTCCAACATTTACGATAGTCTGTATTCCAACACGATATCCAGATCCACTATTCCCAATAGAAATTGACTGTATAGAACCAGTGGGAGATAGAATTGCAGATCCTCCAGCAGAAACTAAGGGCTGATATCCAAATCCTTGAGTAGATCCTACTGAAATGATAACTCCACCTCTTGGAATACTTGCAACGTTTATATCATAATCATTTGTTCTTTGGGATCCAGTAAATACTACAGATGTAATTCCCGAATTTTCTTGTAATTTGAAATCATTTATTCTGATATTAGAATTTGGTTCTTGAAGAATATTATTGATCAGTAAAATAGAATTATCAGAAGAAATGCCAGTAATATCTGCAGATTGTGATTTTAAGATGAAGGAAGTTGTTATGCCATTAAATTGTTCGGAAATATCGTCAAAAATATAATTTTTTGAATATGTTTCCTCTTGACTATCTGGAATTCCAGATCTTAAAAATACTCTTCCGTTAAAACTTGAACCAGTAGAAATTCCAGTATAGTCAACTTCATCGGGTCTATTAGATGGATTTAATAGTGGAACCTTACCATATGGAGCTTCAGGGAAGAAAATAGTATTATTTACTATGTTATAATTTCCAATAATTTTTGTTACTTGGTCGTTACTGAAATGGCTTGATATTCCAGTTCCAAGCAATCTTCTATTAACATAAATTGAATTTGTTGATGCAATTCCAACACCAGTAACTCTCACAATTTCATTATTAATTTTCAATAGATCTCCACCAGAAATATTTTTAGGATCTGAAACATGTATTTCAATATCAACTTTAGAGACATTTTTTGTTAAATGTGTAGTTGTAGAAGTTGAAATTATTGGATTTTGAATGACATTATCAATAGTGATGAGAGATTTATTATTCTGTTTTTTTGAAGTAAATAGATGAGATCCAATTCCTACAGAGTTTATTTGTAAAACATTTGGAATTGTTTTTAGGGCTTCCGAAGCAGATGCTGCAACTCTAACGTTTAAATCATCAACTTTTACTACATACAGTTTTGATGGAAGTTTGTTAGTCAATCCTATACCACTAATCGTAGTGGTTGCTATTCCGATAGCTTGTGTTGTTCCATAACCTGGATATGAATATACAATTTCTTCTCCAGTAGAGTAAAAATGATTTGGAATTTTAATCACGTTGTTAGAAACATCCACTACAGATGATTCATCCGAATTAAAATATCGCTCAAATATAGGAATATTTTTATGCGTTAAATTAAACTGCTTTTTAGTATCATTCTCAGCTCCAATATATTCCCCATAATTATAGTCAAGTGACGCATTGTTCAATGAAATTTCTGATACAACATCCTCAATTCCAACAAAAACGTTAAAGGTTTTCAGAGAAACTTCAGTATTTTCATTTGGAGTATAGTAGATTACTGTCTCATTTCCAGAAATACCTGAGGTAATTATGCCAATCTGAGAATTTGTTTGAATTGTCCCATATTCCACATAGTATGATTGATTTGATACATCAAATATGGTATTGGGTTTATTTGACAAAGTAATAAATTCTGATACTTGATAATCTAGATTAGTTGTATCTTCAGTACATATAATTGAATATGATGCCTTGTAATCAGAATTTAAGTATTTTGAAATAATAACTGGTTCTGGTGATGTAGTGGATGCAATGGAAATACTGTTTGAATTAACCAAACTCTTCCCTACAATTTCAGTTACGACACCAATGA